ACGATGATATCCTCTGCCGTGGTCATCGGATTGGTGAGCACGGTATCCCATTCGGGTGCGGTCGCTCCTGTGTTGACGACCAGCGCCTGGCCTGCGGTGCCAATGGCGAGCCGCTGCGCGACGCTGCCATCGTAGTAAAGGATATCGCCTGCCGATGTCCACGGCAGCGACGGCGAGTTCGTAACTGGCTCCCATTCCCCGGTGCCTGAGTTGTAGGCCAGTACCTGCCCATTGCTGGCCCCAGTCGTGTCGAGTTGCGAAAGAGCGATGGTGGCCCCGGCCACTGTCCCCGTCGCAATCCGCCCGGCCTCTTGCCGCATCGCCGTTTCAGTCGATTGTGCACGACGATTAATCTGCTCATTAACGAGAGCGATCAAGCGGCGCTGCCATTCCTCCGCACTGGTCATGCCACCACCTCCACATAATCCGCGAGATTGGCCGCTGTCAGGCTGCTGGCATCAATGGTTGATTCCTTGCTGCCATCCCATAGGTAGACGGTCGTTTTCGCGCTATTGAGGGCGGCGACCAGCGAGCGCGTCTGCCGATCCATGCCGATGCGCCCGACTGCCACACCCGATGCTGCCACGACCGTTGTTGACGGTGTGCCTGTCACATCGAGTACCTCGGCAATCCCCGTGCGGGTCGTGGGCGGCCCGCCGCCCACATAGGCGCGCTCATCAGCCGTGATGACGACGCTCCCAGCCGTGCCAGCGCCTAAAATCTGCGTTGGCTGCGCAGCAGTATAGTCAGGCGCGTACCACAGCCCGCCATTCGGGGTATCACCACTACACCAGATCGCCCGGTTGCCCGTGGGGTAAGTGCCCATAGCATAATAATCCTGATCGCCTGTAGTGCCAGCAGGCTCGGTGATGGTGCCGGATCGAATATACAGTGCCGGGTCGCTCCCCGTACTGGCACTGCTGCCGGTTGTGCCCGCCACCACATCGCCATTGGCGCTTATGTCAATACTCGTAATGCCGTAGTTGTTCGTGGTCGTCTGTCTGGTTTGCGATGCCCCCACACCCTCGAAGACATAGCTTGTTGAGGTGCCGGTTACGGCCCGCCGCACGGCTACGGCCCAGCCGGATGTGCGAATGCTGAGCGGCTGTACATCGGGTTCGATTCTACTCCCTGCTGCGATGCTGGCGATGCTTAACGTGACGCTACTCCACGTACTGCCATCCCAGCGCCAGAACACGGGTGTGCTACCGTCATTCCCGACAAGCTCGCCACTCGCCACCTGCACATCGCCATCGGCGTTCGTCGTAAACACCGCGTACCAGATATCACTATTTGACGGCTCGGCCATCACTCCCTGTCCATACAGCGTGGTGGCAGGAAGCCCAGCATTTTGCAGCGTCCAGCTACCACCGCTATACTCATACACGCCGCCGCCGGATAGTCCAACGGTGGGGATAAGCAAGCGATAGCGTGGAGAGAGGTTCGCCAGCGGCCCGATGCCGATCTGGACAGACGGTTGCAGGTCAATTGCCAGGATGGTGGCAAAATTGAGCACTTTGAACGACTGCCAGGTACTGTCAGAACCGAACACAAGCTCATTGAGTCGATCATCTCGAATCAGGTCTGCGACGGTGCCGGTCGCATCGGTCTGCCCGATGTCGCTGGCGACATACTGGCTGCCGTCCCAGGCCAGTTTGTAGAGGTTGCCCGCCGCATCGCCACAGATAAACACCTCCTCGGCAAGCGCGGCGCTGATGGTCGTGATGCCCGATGGCGCGGTCACGCCCGACCAGTCCACGCTGTGACCCTGGTCAAACACGACCAGACCTGCACTCGTGGTCGTGCCAGTGTAGCAGGCCGCGTTGCTGCCATCGGCAAACCCGGCATTGGCCTGCTGCTGGCAGACGCTCCCGGCCTCGCCCGTCTGTGCAGCAGGAAACGTTGTGCTGTCATAGCTGTTCAGTACACTATTGCCCGTGCAGATGCGAATATATGAGCCACCCGGCGCGGTTTCCACGTCGTTGATCGTATTGGCAGATGTGTACAGCAAAGTGAACGTGGCCCCATTGTCCTGGCTGCGGTACAGTTTGGTGCCAGCAGAGACGATGATATCTTCTGCTGTCTCCTGGTTGCGGTAGATGCTGGTGATACCCGTGCCTGCTGGCTCTGTCCAGAGCAGCGTGGCGTCGCCACCCTCCGGCTCCCAGGAGTACACAGCCCCGTCATCCCACCCCGACAGGAGCGGCCCGTTCGCGCTGAATTTGGCAGTGGCAGCGCAGGACTGCCCCGCCCGCGTGAAATCCTCGTAGCCGGTGTTAATATCCCGCAGGATACGCCAGCCGTTGCTGCCCTTCGCAATCGAGAGCACCCGCGTCACAACCTGCACTGCTGGATCATCCAGGGCTTTTGTCACGGGTTGCGGCGTGGCAACACCGTCGCTCACGGTCAGCGTGATACTCACACCCGCCGGGTCGCCTGTGTCGAGTGCAAAACAGGGATCGACGGTGGCCGGGATGCTGGCCGGGGTGGGGGTGGCCCCGCTCACCGACCAGGCGTAGCTGATGGTGCCCTGGCTCACATACGACGCGGATGCATCGACCTGCACAATCAGGCGTTTTTCGAGCGTGCCCGCCACATCGACCAGTTCGGCCTCAACCGACACAATGGCAAAATCCGCGTAGGGCGGCGGGTGGTCGGCGTACCCGGTCCCTGGCAGGCGGCTGGCTCCGAGGCGGCAGGCGATGGTCATATCGCCGCCATTGGCCGCAATACTCTCCACAAACGCCAGTCCTACCGTGTTGATGCTGGGATGGCCTGTCATATTGACGTCAATCGTGCGCCCTGGCATCAGGTCGGGGTCGCACATCGTATCAATCGACAGCCGGTGCTCAACCCGCGCCCGCCGCGCCACCTCCCGCTCGGCAATAGCCTGACAGACACTATCATTGTCGGCAAAGCGGTATGTGGTGCCGTCGGGGCGGCCCGATATGCCACTGGCGGTAAAGGTGTAGTTGGGGGTGGCGTTGTCGCTGCGTGTTGGCCCTTTCGCCGTCCAGGTCGTGACAATCTGACTGATAGCCCCGAACTGCTCACGTGCCGCCTGTAGCCCGCGCTGGGTGCTGTCTGCCAGCCAGACATACGCAATCTCGCTGCTACTCACCGGGATGCCCGTCGCATCCGACACACGCACCACCCCGCCGGGGCTTACCCACAGCTTGGTACCACCATACTCCATCAGTTCGCGCATCACCTGCGCAATGTTTTCGGTGGTTTCGATGGTGACCGCCTCAAATGTGCCGATGTCGTAGGCAGAACCAGCGTTATAGATCGGGCCGATCTGGCTACTGGACAGACCCGCCGCTGTGAGCAGGTCGGTGACCGCGTCGTCAAAGGCGCGGTTGTTCCAGGTAATGGCACTGGACGGGGAACTATCCAGCGCGCCGGTGATGTCGAGTATCTGGTAGCGGTAGGCGACACCCGTACCCGTGTCCACACTGCGCACGTCGCGCTGCACCAGGCCGGTGAAATAGCGTCGGGGGGTGCCGTTGCAGAACACATCCACATAGGCAGGCTCGCCGCCCTGCACGCTCACGAGGTCCGCAAGCTCTACCGTGCACGAGGAGCGGTCCCTATTGAAGCCGAAACCCTTGGACCAGCCCGCACCCACGATTTGATACGGTCTACCGGCGATATAACAGACGGCAGCCCAGGCCGGGGTCGGGTGCAACAGGGGCCAGGTAGTCATAGCCCCTCCGTCGCCACAAACTGCACCGCGCCGGTGTAGCCCTCGTTGCTGTCACTGAGCGGGAGTAATTCAAACCGCGTCAACACGACCTTCGGAATGCTCCTGGTGCCATCGCTCCACGTCGCCAGCGTGCGAGGCCGCGCCAGGAACGCCGTGCGTAGTGTGCCATAGTCCGTGCTGGTCTTCACGCGTATCTGGCCTGTCCAGCGCGAGATGTACCCAAACGACGGCACCTGCACCCGCCCCGTGCCACCGATAGGCCGCTCTTGCTGGCGGAGCTCGTCGAGCCAGTCGGTAATGGTGATACCAGCGCCAATCGGGATGCAGGTCACGCCATGCCAGGTAAACGTGGTGTAGGGGATACTCATCTCAGGCCACCCCTTCCAGGCCAATGCTCTCCAGCGCGTCCAGCATCTGCGCAATCAGAGCCTCATCGCGCTGTGCTATCATCTGCTGTAGCTCACTCATTCGGGCCTCGCTGTCCACCGTCACGTTTCCAATGCTCATTGGCGCGTTCAGCGTGACGCTGCGCCCACCGGGGGGCATTGCGGGCATCGTCGCGCTGGCAGCCGCCGCCAGCGGGGAGAGGTCGGGGAACACGCGGCCAAATGAGCCAAACTGCACCAGTTCGGCCTGCGTCTCTCCAACAACTGCCAGATCGCCGCGTCGAAAGGTGCCACCCCGCGCCATCGCTTTGACCTGTGGTTTCCTATCGGGGGCCTCGTCACCGCCCACCAGGAGTTGTGCCGGGTTCAGAATGCGCGCCAGTTCTACCATGCGCTCGGCAGCCCACGCGGTGAAATCCCCCCACATATCGATAATGCCCTGCCGCATACCGTTAATGATGTTCTCTCCGAGCCGTGCACCCTCGTCAAACATGCCACTGGTACGCTCCTCGAACCAGCGTGTGAACATTGCCCACAAATTGCCAAGGGCCAGTTCCAAACGAGGCACGGCCTCATCGGCGACCCACCCGGTCATCGCAGGCACCCACTCATTGAGGATGGTTTCTGCCAATGGCACGGCATTATCACGGATCCAGGTCGTAAGCATTTCAAGTAGCGTGAACAGGCTGCTGGTCAGGTTAGGGGTGGCTTCATTAATGACCCATTCCGCAAATACCAGCGCCCACTCGCCCAACTGTGCAGCAATTGGCGGCCCGTTTCTTTCTATCCAGTTCAAAAGGCCCGTGAGTAATTCCAGGAGATTGGCGTACAGGCCAGGGAGTGCGTCCAGGGCCCACTGGCTGAAATTCGCAGCCCACTCGGCCAGTTGTTCAATCAGCGGCGGCGCGCTTTCCCCTATCCACCCCAGCACATCAGCCAGCACCCGGCCCAGTGTGCGCAGCAGGTTGGTCCCCGCCGGAATTGCCCATTCCACAAACGCGGCGGCCCACGTTCCCAGGTGTTCGATCAACGGCGGAGCCTGGGCTGCGACCAGAGCCAGCATACCGCGCAGGGTTTCGCCCAGGCTGGTCAGCAGGCGCGGCCCTGACTCGCGTATCCACTGCCAGAGCGACATTCCCCAGGTACGCGTTGCCTCCAGGATAGCCGGGCCGTGCTTTTTGATGATATCCACCACCTGTTGCACGGTATCGGTAAGCCCCTGCCAGAGGCGCGGCCCCAGCGTGCTAAGCCAGTTGGTAAAGGCCAGTGACCATTGTCCCACCGCATTGATCAGATCAGGCACCAGCCCCAGAGCCCAGTCCAGAATATTCAGGCGCAAATTATTGAGACCGTCCATCACACCCAGGAACGCACCGCCAGCATCGCCCTCGCGCAAACTCGCAAACGCATCACGCAGCGCGTTCCCGAACGATTGCAGCGCGGGCAGCAGGGGCTGAATCACATCATAGATACGCAGAAACACATCACGTACAAACAACAGCGCATTCTGGAACGTGCTACTGCCAATACCATCTTGCACCGTGTCGCGCATCCCCTGCAGGCGCTCTACCACCCAGCGCAGCGCCTGTGCCAGCTTGGGGCCGTGGTTCTGCACAAAGGGGATCACAAAATCACGCAGGAAGGCGGTCAGAATGGGAATGAGCACCTCGCCCACCTCGATGGCGACGCTTTCCATAGCTGATCGCAGCAACTTGAACTGCCCCTGCAGCGTGTCGAGTTGCCGTTCCGCAACGTCTTGCGCCGTGCCGCCACTATCCTCAAGGAGCGCGGTGTATTCGCGCAGGTCTTTGCCTGTGTCGCTCATCAGCACCTGGAACGAGTTGAGCGCCCGTGTCTGGAAAATGGAGCCCAGCGCGGCCTGCCGCTGCTGGTCTGTCATGCCCGCAGTGGCGGCCTGGAATTGCTCAATGATATCGGGCAGATCGCGCATTGTCCCGTCAACATTGAACACCGACACCCCGAGCTGCTCAATCGCGGCCTGCGCCTGCGCGGTGGGGTTGGTGAGGGCCTGCAGCACACCGCGCAGGCCGGTGCCTGCCATGTCGGCCTGCAATCCCGCATCCGAGAGTTTGCCGAGTGCCGCTGCGGTGGTTTCGACGGAAAGCCCCATTGCAGCGGCCTGGGGACCGACAAATTTGAACGCCTGTCCAAGCTGCTGCACGTTGGTATTACTGGTGGTGATGGTCCTGGCCATCACATCAGCCACGCGAGCCATGTCCTCCGCGGCCAGACCCATCCCCGTGAGCACGTTACTGGCAATATCGGCAGTGGTTGCCAGGTCGAGGTTTCCGGCGGCGGCAAGCTGCAGTGTGCCGGGGAGGGCGGCGATTTGCTGCTCAACCGAAAAGCCCGCCATGGCCAGGAAGCCCAGGCCGTCGGCGGCTTCCGATGCACTGAACGAGGTGGTGCGCCCCATCTCCTTTGCGGTGTCAGAGAGGCGCATCAATTGCTCATCAGTAGCGTTACTGATGGCCCCGACATTTGCCATCGATTGCTCAAAGTTCGCTGCCGTGCGCACGGCAGACCCGAGCCCCACGGTGAGCCCGGCCAGCGCCACCCCCACGCCCGCCACCGCTACCGAGGCCGCGCCCATCGCTGCACTGACCGCCCCGCCCATCCGATCCAGCGCCTGGTTTGCCGAGCGCACGCCACGCTCAACGCCAGAGCCGTCGAGCCGTATTTCGCCGTAGGCGTTGCCAAGCTGGTAGGAGTCGCTCACGATTTCGCTTTCGCTTGCTCTTTACTGACCGGGATACGGATGCGGCCATTGTTGCCGGGCATTGCGCCGGACGCGGGCCGGGCGCTTCCGCCTGGCTTGCCGTGCCCGCGTTTGCGGTCCTGTCTCTCGCGCTCCTGGCTGGCCCACCAGAGCGCCGCCTGGTCAAACTGGTAGGCGGTGTACGGGTCGTTAATCTCCAGGATCGCCGATGGCCGCGTGTGATAGATCGTTGCCATGCTGTGCAGGTTGAGCATCTGCCGCTTGTTGCCCGCGAAACGAGGCCAGGGCCAGCGCCCCCTCATTGGCCCAGGTGAAAATAGCAACGCGTGTTTCAAAATCAATTTCATCCAGCCCGATGGCCTCTTCAGATGGCTGTTCCCGCACGGGCACGACCTGCGGCTCGCCCACATCATCTGCCGGGATCACCACCGCGTGCATAATTGCGGCCTTGCAGATAATGCCCAGCAGCTTGCCAAATTCGGGCAGGTGGTTATAGTCAATCCCCTGCTGTGTCTGCGTGCGCTGCTGCATCTGCTGCACGGCCCCCAATAATGGCACGGGGATATGCCCGCCTGTGGCCAGGTCGATCAGCGACACGCGGCGGCAGACAATCTCCAGCCCGTCCGGTGTGAAAAACGACTGTTGCCGCCGGGCGCGCCAGTCTTGTAAACCCATCGTGTCTCCTAACTACTGGCAAGCGTGACCGTGCGGTCGTACTGCGTCCACGAACGCCACGCGTCGTTATTGTCCTCATCACCGATGCAGATACCACTGGCACTCATCACGTAATATTCCCCGTCGGCAAATTCACCATCGATGCTGTTGATCTTGCACTTGTAGATTTTGTAGTGCAGCTCGCCGGAGCAGTTATCCAACCAGGATTTACCCATCGCCCGAAAGTAGGGCAGGCAGTTGTCTACGGTTTCGATCAGTTCACGGTAATAGCCCAGTGCTGAGGCATAGCCTGCGGTGGTGGTGAGCCCCATCATTAACGCATATGTCTCGAGTTCAATCCCGCCCTCGGTAATCTCAAACTCGCCGCCGTCGGCAATCCCTACCGTGCTGGTAATGCGCCCGTTCCCGCGCAGCGTGCCCTCGGTGAACGTCGGGGTGATGTTCATCGCCTGGGCACTGCCCAATGCTTTCGTCGTGCCGTTGCGGTAGATTTTGACCTGCCGAATTTGAAACGGCTTTGCATGCCCACTGACTGGTGGCATCGCTAGACTCCTTCCTCTCGATTGATATAGGCTACGTAGCGGCTCACAATCAGGGCCGCTTCCAGGGTTTCGTCTTCCTGATCCAGGTTGTCGTTCGCGTGCTCCATCTCCCACATCGTCGTGCCATCCGTAGGGGTGACACACTGACGATGCAAGAGCACATAACAGCGTTTGCGCGCCGGTTCGATGATGTCATACGCGGCGCGCTGGTAGAAATACAACTGAAAATACAGCCGCTCGCTCGCGTGGTGCGGCCCGAACGGCGCGCTCGTCGTCAGTTTGATTAAGCAGCACGGCTGTATCTCACGATCCACAAAAGCCGATGGCGTGCCCTTGCGGCTAATCTCAATGGCCGTGTGATGCACCCCGCCCGCAAGCAGGGCCATCAGCGTGGCATCGCCTGTCAATCTGGCAGCAATCGCGGCTTTCACAGCGTGCCGATCCACTCTTCAGGCCGCCAGCGCTGTAGCCCGTGTTCGGTGGGGTCCTTCACGAACTGCCCCCGCTTCTGGCTT